GACAAAGAAGCTATTGGACTAATATTGGACCAGTTGAAGAAGATTTATTTGGAATGAAGTATTCAAAAATTCCACAACCTAAAGATTTAAAAATTAGTTTTCAATCTATTTTGGAAAATGGTTTTACTGATAGGTTTAAAGCTAGATGTATTTTAGAATCTGAAAGTAGACCATTAAAAAGCAAGGATAAATTATACAGGAGATATTCAACTCATGGTTTTATAAATATTGTATTTGACAATGAAGATTGTAGATATAATGAAAACTTAAGAATACTTACTCAAACTGAATTAGAAAGACTTCAAACTGTAAAGGAAGGTTATACATCAATACTTAAAAGAAATGATGCTGCTTGTTTATTAGGAGACGGATGGACAGTAGACGTAATTGCTCACATTTTAAAATATATAAAATGAAAACTAGAAATAAAATTATAAGCCATCAAACCGAATGCCTAGAATGCGGGCATTATTGGAAACCCGAACTAATACAAAGCATTATGTACGAGCAAGGTAAAGAATCGGTTAATATGCTATGCTTTTGCGGAACTAGACACCAAATAAGAGAAAACGTAAACGGATGGCTAGTATTTAGAAGGTACATTAAAAAGAAAGACAGAGTTAAAAGAGCGACAAAATAAAAATATGGGGTGGAAATCAACAATTGACATAACTAGAACACAAGCACTAGCACTTGTAATAGATTATGCACTACAATGTGGAAATTTATCAGACTTAGAACTAGAGGAGTTGTTAGAAAAACTAGGATATGGAGAAAATCAAACTTTACCATACTTTGGTTATAATTTTAATATAGTTAAACAATAAAAAAATGATAACAATACTAGGACAAGTACCGAGCAAGTCAAACGGTTATAAGATTGGAAACAATAGGCTTTATAAATCTCAAGAGCTTAAACATTACGAAGATGTATTTTATGCCGAATTACTATTTCAGCGCTATTTATTATCGGAGACTATTAAAGAAAAATTCAGCATTGAGATTCACGTTTATTTTCAGTCAAATAGAAGCGACTTAGACAATGCAGCGAAGATAATACTCGATTGCCTACAAACTTGCGGAGTAATAGAAAACGATAGATTATGCCATCGATTACTTATGTATAAATTTGTAGATAAGGATAACCCTAGAATCGACTTCTCAATAAAAACTCTATGAATTTTAACAACGATTTTAAGTTTGATTTAGAGTTTGGGGTATTAGATGGCGAGACTTGGTTTCATGAGCTAGTAACTAACAAGAAAGTAGAGGTTAAAAGCGATAGAAGAACAAGCGAAACCGGTAACGTTTATATCGAGTATTGGTCACGAGGTAAGCCTAGCGGAATATCAACAAGCCAAGCGGACTTTTACGTTTATAAAGTGGGAGAAGATAAGGCTATTTTAATATCTACTAGCCAACTAAAGCAAAGGATAAAGAAATTAGTAGAAGAAGGCAAGGCTAGAATGAATGTAAAAGGGGGAGATAATAACACAAGCTTGGGAATTTTATGTAAACTAACTGATTTAATATGCTAACGACAAACGAAACTAAAGCTATCGAGTGGATAGAAGCTCAATTACTTAAACCTAACGCACAATTTATGCTAAAGGATGGAATATATATAAACGACTTACATTCGTGTCTTAAAACGCAAAAGGAAAGAATTCTATTTGGGATAGACCCGCTAAGAAGATTAGCATTTTTACGAGTAAGAGAAATTAAGAATTATTTAAACGAACAATACAAATGAGCCTAAGCCAAGAAGACAAAGACAAAGCCCTTACATATTTTACAATGTGCCAAGCGTTAATACATATTATCGAGGATGAGTGGATAGGAAATCCGGCTAATCGACAAAGAGTAAAGTCTATAACGAATCAACAACTAACCGAGCTTAATAAGGTGGTCGAGATATTGCTACCGAGAGGAGATTATAGCGAAGAAGGGATGAGAGCTACCGAGCAATTCGTAGATGCTGCGGAAGCAATGCTATACTTTTACAAGATTGGGATTCAAATGGCAAGACTTGACGATACTAAGCGAGAAACTTTGAATACTCAAATGAATATTTTGCTAAAATCTTATGAAATAAATGTTTAAAAATTTTGTTTAATCATTTTTTTTCATTAAACTTTGCGAAACTCAAACGATATGAACTACGTAGAACCTCACGAAAAACTTAGTTTAGTTAATCATCCTCAGCACTATCAAGGGAACGGAATCGAAGTAATAGATATTATTGAAGCTTTCGATTTAAACTTCTCACTAGGTAACGCAATCAAGTACATTTTAAGGGCCGATAAGAAAGGCAATAAGAAGCAAGACTTAGAAAAAGCCATCTGGTATCTCAACAACGAGCTAAAGAAATTCAATGGATAGATTAGTCTTACAAGCTATTTGGGTAGGAATTGCCGAGATAGCTTTTATTTTTTACATGAGCTTTTTAATAGTTCAAGAGTCAAAGAAGAAATGAAACCAGACGAAAGAGCTAAATCCATTTTAAACAACGCTTTTTACTTTACTGGTAATAAGAACCTAGCTAAGGAGCTTGCGCTTTGGATATGCGAACTAATAGGGGAAACAAAGCCAAAGATTGACGATAAGATTTATTGGAAATTGGTAGCCGAAAACATATATCTACTCTAATGGAGCATATATTCTCGAGGCACAAACATTGGGTCTCAATGGTTAAGAAATTCGGAGAGGTTAATTATGCCGAAGACGTAGTTCAAGAAGCTTACATTAAAGTAATGAAGCTTAACAAGGAGGTAAACGAAGCTTACTTCTACTACACGCTTAGGAGTCTTACAATGGACTTGCATTCTAAGAAGGTTATTAAGGTCGAGATTACAAAGGACGTAGAGTATAGCTTACAAGAAGACAATAGCAATGATTTAACAAGCGAAAGAGCACAACCATACCTAGAGTTTATTGAGACTTGGGACTGGTACGACAAAAAGCTTTTTATGACTTGGGTTAATAACAAAATCTCAATTAGAAAATTATCAAGAGAAACCGGTATAGCTTTTATGAGTGTGTATTACACCATTAAGAAATGCCAAAAACGTTTAATAGAATGGCAAAAAGACCAGTTAAAAGAAGAATTATTGTAGAGCCTAAGAAAGAGGAGGCTACGTTTGAGAACGCTCAAGGATTGGGCGATACTATCGAAGCGATTACTACCATGACTGGAATTAAGAAAGGAGTAGAGTTACTTTCTAAAGCCTTAGATTGGGATTGCGGATGCGATGAACGCAAGGAGAAGTTAAACAAGCTTTGGTCTTATCGAAAGCCTAAATGTTTAATTCAAGAGGATTACGAATACTTAAAAGAATTCTTTGCTAAGCCTCAAAATCATATCGTTCCTAAAGTGCAATGGGAATTAATGGATATTTATGAGAGAATCTTTGGCATTAAATTAGAGTCCTCAAATTGTGCCTCGTGTTGGCGAGATTACATCTCACAAATTAGACAAGTTTATAACGTATTCGAAGAAGAGAAATAATGGAAAAGATAGATAGAAGAGGAGGAGCTAGAGAAGGTGCGGGTCGTAAATCCAAAGCCGAAGAGCAAAGCCTAGTAGAGAAGCTTACCCCATTAGAGCCTAAAGCTTTTGCGGTATTAGCACAAGCATTAGAAGACCACAAGGACTGGGCGGTTAAGCTATTCTTTCAATACCAATACGGTATGCCTAAGCAAGTGGTAGACCAAAACAATACGCATACGATTAATGACTTTGATATAAAAGACATTGTTAAATTCAAGTGATAGAACTTAATAAAAAATATGTTCCCCTGTTTAACGAGGCTAGTAGATACTTCGTTATTACAGGGGGTCGATAAGTGGGTCTGGTAAATCATTTGCCTTGAACTCCTTTCTTTTGCTTCTAACGTACGAAGTAGGACACGTAATACTATTTACTCGTTATACATTAGTCTCGGCTCACGTGTCAATTATACCCGAGTTCGTAGAAAAGATTGAGATGGCGGGATTAGAAGCGGACTTCTACATTACCAAAGACGAGATTATTAACACTCGTACAAATTCAAAGATTTTATTTAAGGGAATTAAGACCTCTAGCGGAACGCAAACCGCAAACTTGAAGTCTTTATCGGGTGTGACTACGTTCGTGCTTGACGAGGCAGAAGAATTAGTAGACGAGGACGTATTCGACAAGATTGACTTCTCGATTCGTAATAGTTATAGACAAAACAGGGTTATATTAATCTTAAACCCAACTACAAAAGAGCATTTTATCTATAATCGATTCTTTGAAGAGAAAGGAGTACAAGAGGGTACGTCACTTACTAAAGGCGATACGACCTATATTCATACTACCTACAAGGATAACATAGATTACCTAAGCGAATCGTTCCTTAATCAAATAGAGCTATTAGAGAAGACTAATAAACGCAAGTACGAGCATACGATTTTGGGAGGATGGTTAGACAAAGCCGAAGGAGTAGTATTTACTAATTGGAGATTCGGAGACTTTAACCCTGATAATTTACAAACCTCTTTTGGTCAAGACTTTGGATTCTCAATAGACCCGACTACGCTAGTAGAGGTAGCCATAGATAAAAACAAGAAGTGCATCTATATTAAGGAGCATTTGTATAAACCTAAGCTAACTACAAGCGAGATAGGGCAAATTAACAGGCGAGTTTGTGGTAAAGGCTTAATAGTTGCGGATAGTGCCGAGCCTAGACTTATCGCTGAGCTTCAATCTCAAGGGTGCAACATTATAGCAACCGAGAAAGGAGCTGGAAGTATTACCGCTGGACTAGCACTTATGCAAGACTACGAATTAATCATAGAACCTAACTCACAAAACATTGGAAAAGAACTTAATAACTACATCTACTCCGATAAGAAGTCTGGGCTTGTGGTCGATAACTTTAACCATGCCATCGATGCCATACGTTACAACGTCTTCTATCAACTTTCAAATCCCAATAGTGGAAAGTATTTCGTCTACTAATACAAAAAACAACAAATAACGTTTATACATTATGAAGCTAGAATTAAATATTCCTACGCATCTAAACGAAATTAAGTTGGCTCAATACCAACGATTTTTAAAGATAGCCGACCAGAATGAGGATTCGGAATTTTTGCATCAAAAGATGGTGCAATACTTTTGCGGGGTAGATTTGCGAGACATTGCTAACATAAAGCATAAGCAAGTAATGGAAATTACGGCTTCAATAAGCTCAATGTTTCAAGTATCTCACAAATTTATACCTCGTTTTAAAATGGGTGGTGTAGAGTTTGGGTTTATTCCTAACCTAGACGACATGACCCAGGGCGAGTACATGGATTTAGATACTTACATAACCGACTGGCAACAAATGCACAAGGCTATGGCGGTACTATTTAGACCCATTAAAAATAAATTGTCGGACAAGTATTCAATAGAGGAGTACAATGGCTCGATAACCTATTCCGATGTAATGAAACACGCTCCTTTAGATGTTGTTCTTGGTGCGGTGGTTTTTTTTTATCATTTAGGGAACGAATTATTGAAGAGTACCCTGACTTATTTGGAGGAGAGTCCGCAAGCGATGGCTTTGATGAACAAGCACAATTCGGAAAACGGTGGGGATGGTATAACTCTATCTATGCTCTCGCTAAAGGAGACATTAGACGATTTGATGAAGTTACCAAGCTTCCTTTACGTCAATGCTTAACATATTTAGTGTTTGAGACACAAAAGAGTAATTTAGAAATGAAGATTATTAAAAAAATCAAATAGATGAACGGATATTATTACGTAGTAAACACAATAAAGGATTACTTAAAGAACACCGACTTTATTAATACGGTTACAATAGGGGATATATTTGGTGTAGACTTGAACAAGCAAACGATTTTCCCTTTGTCTCATATCATTGTAAACAATGCTACGTTAAACGAAAATACAACTTCTCTAAATGTTTCTATTTTATTCATGGATTTAGTAGACGAAAGTAAGGAGGAGATAACCGATATTTGGCTAGGCAATGATAATGAGCAAGACGTATTAAATACACAACTAGCTTTAGCATCTCGTTTAACAAGCGACTTAATGAGAGGGACTTTATTTGCTAGTTTAGTACAGGTTTTATCCGCTCCTAGTGCCGAGCCATTTGTAGATAGATTTGAGAACAAGATAGCGGGATGGACTCTTACTTTTGATGTTAGCATTCCTAACGATATGACTCTTTGCTAAATGGAATTAAGCCAAACACAAGCAACAATTAAACGATTTAGAGACTATGTCGTTTCTCAAGCTAAGGCTAATTTAACTAGGCAAGGTAAGAACGTAAGTAAGTCTTTATACAATAGCATAAAGGGGGAAATTGTAAGCGAGCAAAATTACTCTATTGTAGGCTTTATAATGGACGAACATGGGGCTTACCAAGACCAAGGGGTTAGAGGTAAGTTTAGTAGCGCTAAAGCTCCTAATAGCCCTTTTAAATTTGGTAGTGGTAGTGGACGAGGTGGAGGGTTAACTGAGGGCATACAAAAATGGGTAAAGCAAAAGAGGATACAATTTAAAGATAAGCAAAGCGGGAAGTTCTTGAGTTATCAATCTACCGCTTTTATAATCACTAGAAGCATATTTGCTAAAGGATTAAAGCCTAGTTTATTCTTTACTAAACCTTTTGAGAAGGGTTACTCTAAATACATAGATATAGATTTATTAAAAGCATTTAGTCAAGACATAGACACAATAATAGATTATAACATTAATAAGAAATGATAATTTACGCTAGAAGCCCTTACTTTATTGAGGTAAACGAGACAAGCCAGTTAGGCTCAAAGATTGAGCTTCGTATTTGGAATAATCCAGACACCAAGCCCACAGACCCTACCTACACTTTTACTAAGTCTATTGCTTCTACTACAAATAGAAAGAACGTTTACAATATTGCACCTTATGTAAAGGAGTATATTGAGGCTATTACACCTAGCGACAATACAGACTCAATGCTTGCGTTAGTAGAAGTTAAGCGTTATAAAGAAGCCACTCTAGGAACATACACGCTATTAGATACGACTACTTATTATTCAACTGGTGGTTATACTAATTACTCGGGTGGCTACAATCAATCCGGCTCTACCGCAGATATTCTTGTACTAGCAAACACTAGCTTAGAGTATCGCTACGAGGAGGGAATTACGGACTATCCTTACGTTAATGTTTGGGCAGATAATTCTAGCCCCGCTACGCTTACCGTATCCTACAAAGATTTAAGAGGTCGTAACGAAGTGGTAAACACTATCACTAGAGATGGAGCTAAGCTTTACAAAGTGCCTTTGAGAACGTCTTCAATTAAGTACGATAAGGGTAACACTTGTACTATTAATTGGAAGCCTACCGGAGAATATATAGACGAAAGCGTTACTATTAACGTTATGCCTATTTGTGAGCCTAAGTATAATCCTATTGTATGCCAGTTTATTAATCGCTATGGTGGATGGCAATTCTTGACATTCTTTAAGGCACAAACGAATAGCATTCAAACGATGGGAACTACGTTTAAGTTATTGCCTGATGCGGTAGATTACAACGTTAATAGAGCGGAAACAAAATCTTTCAATATAAACGGAAACCAAAGCATCCGATTAAATACGGGATGGATTCCTGAAAATTATAATGAATTGATTCAAGACTTACTTCTTGCCGAGACGATTCTTTTAGATGGAGTGCCGGTAGAAGTAAAAACTACGGCTACCGATTTAAAGACTAGCTTACGAGATAGAAACATTAATTACGAGATTCAGTTCGATTATGCGTTCTCACTTATTAATAATGTAGTTTAATGATTAACGTACTTCTTTATATTTATGACGATATTAGTGGAGAGCCTCAAAGGGTAGAACTCTTTTCGGATGAAACTATTAGCGTTACTTCAAGCGTTCAAAATGTAAACGATATATCTAAAGTCTTTACCGATTTTAGCCAGTCTTTTACAATCCCTGCAACTCCATATAACAACCGAATCTTCAAGCATTGGTATGAGAACTCATTAGACAATGGATTCGATGCTAGAACACGAAAGAATGCGTACATAGAGCTAGACTATGCTTCATTCCGTAAGGGCAAAGTACAACTAGAAAAGGCGAGCTTCAAGAATGGACAAATAGATAACTACCAAATTACTTTCTTTGGTGCTTTAGTTTCTCTAAAGGATACTTTCGGAGGCAAGTTCTTAAAAGACTTAAACCTAAGTGCTTACAATTTTAGCTATACCGGAACGGTAGTAAAAAACCGAGTTATCGGAGGTGCGGGTAATGACGTAATGTTTCCGTTAATATCCTCTCTTAACGTGTGGACTTATAACACAAACGGAACGACTAAGGACAATTGGGATATTAAGAAAAATACCCATCCTATTTATTATAGTGATTTATTCCCAGCGATTAGAGTAAAGCGTGTATTTGATGCAATAGCTTCTAGCTTAGGTGTTACATTTCAAGGAGACTTTTTAAACGACACTCGTTTTACAAGGGCTTTTTTATGGCTAAAGAATAGTGAAGCATTCGAGTTAAAAACGGTTGCTAATAAGCTAAACTTTCAAACGAATACTTCTACTACCGGCTCACAAGGTATATTTAACGTATTTAGCGATACGCTTAATTATGTGAAGCCTACCGCTCCTGAATATCAAGCACAATCTAACATTACTATTACATTTAGTGTGCCTAGTATTGGACAAGATGCCCAAGAGTTTTTCTTTTACGTGTATAAAGATGGTGTAGTAGTTAATACGCAAAGCTATTTAACTCAGATTACTCCTATGTACTTAGAAGTGCCTTTAGGAGACTCGGGAGCTTATACGTTTTACATTGCATCTAAAGCAGCGATTTCGTTTACATCCGTGTATTACTATGAGACTGGTACACTAATTGGAGGTACTTACACTAAGGTAAGCGATTTAACGGTTACTCAAAGCACTACTCAAACTACTACTACTACGATGGACTTGGCACAATATATGCCCGAGATGACTATCGAAGAGTTCTTTAGTGGTATTTTAAAGATGTTTAATTTAACGTGCTACTCAGATGTACCAGGTGTTTACAAAATTGAACAACTAGAGGGCTGGTATTCAAGTGGCACAATTCGTGATATAACCGAATTTATCATTAATGACGTTATCGACATTGAAAGAAGTAAGCCATATAAGAAGGTAAACTTTAAATATCAAGAAGCCGAGTCTTTCTTAAACGTAGAGTTTATGTCTCGTTCTAAAGTGCCTTATGGGGACTTGTATTACGAGTTAGAGAACGATGGCGAAGAGTATAGCGTGGAATTGCCATTTGAGACTTTACTTCATAACAAGTTTACAGGAACTAACCTACAAGTAGGGTACGCAATGAAGCCTAGCTTTATTCCTTATATACCTAAGCCGGTTATTCTTTATGATTATGGTACTACGCAAACCGTTTCTAATTATCATTTTAACGATGGTACTTCTACTACTAACGAAACTACCGCTAATATATTTGGACAAGACACTTTAATTAGCTCGGTAGATTACACGTTAAACTTTGGAGCCGAGCAATCAACGTACACGGGTGCTATTGAGAATGAGTCTTTATTTAACAATTACTACGCTAATTACTTAGAGAATATCTTTGGAGTTAAGTCTAGGATAGTAAAGGTAAAAGCTATGTTACCTATTAGCCTTTTGACTAATTTAAAGGTAAACGATAGAGTAATTATAAGAGACAAGCGTTACATTATTAACCAATTCACTACCAATTTAACAAGCGGAGAAGTTCAATTTGAATTATTAACAGACTTTAGAACGATATGATAAAGCAAATAATGCTTTTGCTTAATGGGTTAGACCATTATGGGAGAAGCGAAACAATCGAGATAGCAAAAGGTAAAAATGAATATCCTAGTAGCTTTAAATCCACTTTTAAACAAATTAAACGATTAATAGAATGGCGGAAAAGAAAATAGTAGACCTCGTAATTAGGGATAATGTACAAGAAACAGAAAGCCATTTAAAAGACTTAACTAGTCAAATAAACGCTTCTAAAAAATCAGTAGATGGTTTAGAGCAATCTTTTGAGGGGTTAAATAATGTAGCAATTGATTTAGATGCAACATTCGAAGAGGTTTATGGGGACTTAAAGCCCTTAACTGCTCGTATGGGAGAAGCTGAGGATAGACTATATGAACTATCTTTAGCGGGAAAACAAGGGACTGCAGAATTCCAAGCATTATTAACTACGGTAGGTAATTATCGTAAGGTACAAATCCAAACGGATTTAGCGGTAGATAGTGCAGCTACTACAATGACTCAAAAACTAGGAGGCTCATTGGAGTACGTTTCTGGGGCATTTGCTGCAACACAAGGAGCTTTAGCCATCTTTGGTAAAGAGAATGCTGACGTAGAAAAAGCAATCCTTAAAGTACAATCCGCTTTAGCTATTACGCAAGGTTTTTCTGCAATGCGAGAGGGGGCTAATAGCGTTAAGCAATTAGGAGCGGCAATTAAAAGCCTTACACTATTTCAAACAATCTATAACTACGTTAATACCGCAACTACTACTGGTTTAAAAGCCTTACGTATTGCGTTAGTATCTACTGGTATTGGTGCTATTGTTATTGGTGTAGGTTTACTAATTGCAAACTTTGATAAGTTAAAAAAGGTAGCGTTAAACTTAGTACCTAGCTTAGGTAAAGTAGGGGATACAATCGGTAACTTATTTAATAGCTTTACAGATTTTGTAGGCATTACATCTAAGGCAAGTAGAGAAATGCAACGTATGCAAGAAAATGCGGACAAGTCTCTAAAAAATAATGCTAAATTCTTAAAAGAGCATGGTAGCCAAATAGACCAGTACACTAAATCTAAAATAGATGCGGTTAATGAGTACAATGAGGCATTAAAAGAAGATGGCGCAAACCAAGTAGCACTTAAAAAAGAATTAGATAGAAAACTAGCTAAAATTGATAAAGAGCGTAGCGATGCTGACAACGCTAAAGCTAAGGAGAAAAAGGAAAAAGAGAACGAGAAAAACAAAGAAGCAAATTCTATTTTGTATTCCTTATTTAAAGCGA